AGACCCACCTGTTCCTGCTGTATCATCCAACAGTGCTCCATTTAATGTTGTTGTAACTGGGTTAGAAGCCTCCCCTCCCCAAGATCCAAGACCCCAACCAAATCCTTTTTCTTGAACAGCAGACCCAACAGGAAAATAATGTTGAACCCTAATCCCACCTGATGTTGTTGCGCCAGATCCTGTCTCATTTGATGGCATTGTGATTGTTATTGTTTCCGTTGTAGGAACAGAAGTCACCATAAATTTTTTATCGTCAAAATCAGAAGAACTAAAATTAGAATTAGTTATGGATGTAAAATTATCTAACAAGACAATATCTTGAGGATTAATACCGTGACCAGTTGGAAAAGTTATTGTAACAGTTGGTGATCCATTGGTTGTAGTAAATGCGCTTGTAAGCGTTGTCGTAGTTTTAATTGGGTGTATATCGTAAAACACACCCCCAGAAAAAGCATATAAAATTCTATTTGTGCCAATAATAGCATATCTTCTACCTAAACTATTAACAAAATGATGAAGACCACGTCCAGCTCCTGTAAGTTCATTTTCATTTATGGTGCCTAGCTGGTTCCATCCCCCTATTTTTTCAGGAGTACCATACCTAAATCTAACATTATCGCAATCAACCCACTGACCCTCTGCTGTAGTCTCTGAAATTTGTTTATTAATACCTGGAGTAAATCCTATTTTCTGTAGCATAACAATACACTATATAAGGTTTTTAAGTTTTTGGTAGTATTATATTTCAATACTATGGGTCTGTAAAGACGGGTGTTTATTTCCACCAAGGGCCAGTTATGAAGAAAGTACCCGAAATTCTTTGACCTTTTGTTACTGGAGAAACTTTGTGTGGAACGTAGGAAGGAAACATCAACAATGTCCCTGGTTCATTAAACTCTTTTACCACTTGTAATTTAGAATTGTCAAATAAAGAAAACTCCCCACCTTCATATTTTTGTTCAGAAAGATTTAATAACAAAGTAAGTTTAATAGTATAATTTCTATCAAACGACTCTGCATCAGTATGCATTTCATACTCACCTTGATTTTTAGCATCATAGATATTAATAATAAAATTATTGTTATTTAAAAAAGGGTCTATGTTAAATCCAAAAGCCTCTCTATTTACATAAAATGCTGTGTCTTCTAAATCGGGTGTTAAATGTCTAACACTTCTATAAGGATTATAAAAAGCCGTAGATGTTTTTATTGTATCAGCTTTTGTGTAAAAAGGTTCTCCTTTTATAAGAGTCTTATTTAATTTTTTTATTTGTTTTAAAGATAAATAATTATGTATATAATAGTATAAAAATTTCATTCTTTTTTAGGTAGCACTATATTCCAATCTAACTTAAATATCAAATCTTGCAAGTATACTTTTTTAAGATTTTGTTTTTTTAAATATTGATGTAGTTCTTCTACATCAACTATGACCCACTGGTCTTTAGCTTCGAATACTATCTTATCTGCTTTAGTCTTAAACGAGCTGTATTTTCCTATTTCGCCTTGTTTAGTTTTTTGTATAGGTCGGGTATCAAATCGATAAAAACCATTCTGTCCTTTTATAATCCCTGCTATGTTCCAAGACTTATCGTTTTTAGGATATTCAATGCTTTCTAATTTGTCCTCAAATTTAATAGACATTTATAAATAATCTATTGTTTTTTTATAAAAATTATCATATAACATACACATAAAGGTATATCATGCAATTAAAAAACTGTTATTACTATTTTAATAACGCCCTTACTGCAAAATTTTGTAGTGAAGTTATAAAATATGCAGAGTCTAAAGAAAATCAATTAGCGTTGACAGGGGACACTGTATCAAGAGGAAGAGATTTAGAATTAAATCCACTAACTAAAAAAGAAATTAAAAATATACAAAAAATTAGAAAATCAAATATAACTTGGTTAGATGATTATTGGATTTGGAAAGAAATAAAACCTTACATACATGAAGCAAACAGAGCTGCGGGTTGGAATTTTGAATGGGATTATTCTGAGTGCTTTCAGTTTACAAGATATAAAAAAGGACAATTTTATGGTTGGCATGAAGATTCATTTCCTGAACCCTATGATAGACCTAATACTCCGCAGATACATGGTAGAATAAGAAAGTTATCTGTAAGTTGTGTTTTATCTGATCCTCAAAAAGATTTTACAGGAGGAGATTTAGAATTTAACGTTAATCACCCTAATAAAAGCGAAAAAGAAAATCAAGTTGTTTGTAAAGAAGCTAGAACATTAGGGTCTATAATTGTATTTCCAAGTTTTGTTAGACACAGAGTTAAAAAAGTAAAAGAAGGTACGAGATACTCTCTTGTAATATGGAATGTAGGAAGGCCCTTTAGATGAGTTTTAAAACTAAAAAATATAAAATAATTAGATCAGCGATCTCCGAAGATTTTGCAGATTACTTATATAAATATCTTTTATTAAAAAGACAAATAGCAAGAACATTATTTGAAAAAAGATTTATTTCTCCATTTGCAGAAGAATATGGACATTGGGGTGATAGCCAAGTTCCTAACACTTATTCTCATTATGCAGATGCTTGTATGGAAACACTATTAATAAAAATGTTTCCAATTGTGGAAAAATATTCTAGATTAAAATTAATACCCAATTATTCTTACACAAGAATATATAAAAATGGAGATATATTAAAAAGACATAGAGATAGATTTAGTTGTGAAATATCAGTCACCATGTTTTTGGGAGGTCAACAATGGCCTATATTTATTAATTCAACAAAAGAAATAAAAGTCAATTTAAAAGTTGGAGACATGTTATTATATAGAGGCAATGAACTAGATCATTGGAGAGAGCCGTTTGAAGGAAAAGATTGTGCTCAAGTATTTTTACACTACACTAATGCAAAAACACCGGGTGCAAAAGAAAAAATATTTGATGCTCGTCCTCATTTAGGTTTACCAAAAGATTTTAAAAATAATAGATTATGAGTAAAGTAGTTATAGAAAATAAATCTTTAATAGAAGCAAGAGATAAAAAAATTAAAGAATTAGAAATGCATATAGATGAAATAAAATGGGTGATTAAAAGTGAAAAAGAGTACAATGAAACTTTAAAAGAACAAGTTAAAAAATACGAATTAATAATAGAAACATTACAAGAAGTTAACGAAAAGTTTTTAAATAAAATTGCACATCTAAGACATAATATAGAAATACTTACAAAATAATGTTATTTCCTACGATAGTCATAGATAATTTTTTTGAAGATCCAGAAATGGTTTTAGAACACTCAAAAAAATTTGAGTACAGATTTCCTGAAGACGGAAAATATCCTGGAACTCGTAGTGAAAATGTTGATACAACATTCTTTCAGTTTACTACAAAAAAAATAATGGCATCTTTGTACCCAATGAATTACAGATCTATGACATGGTCAGGTTCTCAATTTTTTCAAAAAATACAAGGTGATAATTATCCATACGAAGGTTGGGTGCACCAAGACTCAAGATCAGAAATAACTTCTATAGTTTATTTATCTAAAGATTTAGGATGTGGCACGGCTATATGCACACCTAAAAGTCATGACAGAGAAATTATTTTTCACGATAAAAAACACGATCAGTTTAAAAAACCTTCAGATAAAACATTAAAAAAATATTTAGAAAAAAATAACGATAGGTTTGAAAAAACGATTAAAATTGATTCTGTATTTAACAGATTAGTTATATTTGATTCTTCTAACTACCATAGTGTTATTAATTTTGGTGATAAAGAAAGAATAACATTAATTACATTTTTATATAAAATAGAATCAGACAAACCTATAAAGTATTCTTTAAGTGAAATAAGGAGAACATAATGAAAGACGGAAAAGTATACCCGCTTTTTTCTAAACCTGTTTATGTAAACAATATAGATTATGATGTTAGTAAAATATACTCTCAACTAAATAAAATTAAATGGATCTCCATAGACTCTGATTCCAGTGAAAAATTTTCATCATCATCGGTTGATAGAAATATTTTAAATAAAAAACCTTATAAAGAAATAAGAAAACATATCGAAGAACATTTTTATAATTATACTAATAATGTCTTACACTTAAAACAAGAATTTAAAATAACAACATCATGGTTAACTAGAACGCTTTACAATGAAAAGTCTAAATACCATAATCATAATAATTGTATGTATAGTGGAGTTTTATATTTAAAAACACCTAAAGAAAAAGCCACCATTAGTTTTCAGGATTATAACAATAGAAGATTTTATTTAACGCCTACAGATTGGAACGTATATAATAGAAGAGAATTTTTTCTAGATACCGTGCCTGGAGATATAATAATATTTCCTGCAGAAGTTTTTCACAAAGTAAATAAAAACAAATTTAACGAAGACAGGATATCTTTAGCGTTTAATTTTATTCCTGTTGGAAAATTAGGAGACGCAGGATTAGATAGTTACTGTGAAATACAAAGTATAGATTTATAGTTTATTAATATTAAAAGCAAAAGTTATTCTCTCATAATCTTCTTTCTGTGTTTCAACTTTATGTTCTAAATTAGATGGAAAAAGAATCATATCTCCTTTTTTACCTATAAAATTTATATTATTTTTTAAAAAATGAGTTACATCACTTTTATTATTTAAATAAACTACCCCTGATAAAAATCCACCATGATGATGTTTAGGATTACTATTGCCTTTATACGCATAATTTATCCACATATCATAACCGTCAAAGTGACCGTGCCATTTTCTTATAAAAAAATTTCTATGGTCTTCGTTTGTTATAGCTCCGCATAATCTAAGAACAAGAGCTAACCAATATGAATTTTCTACTAAAATACTTGGGACAGATACTTGATAACTATTAGTTTTAGAACCAACGTTTTCATGAAGTTTTAATTTAGAAAGAGGGTGTTTTTTAATTTTATCACATTCT